TGTTATACGAAAAAAAGACGAGTGTGATTTCGCCGAAAATGGTAGGTGGTATCCCTATGAGAAAAGAGATACAGACCTCCCGGTCGGGGCCCACGTGTGATGCCCCGGTCGTTAGTCGTGAATCAGAAACTGACTCCGACAACGGATTTATTGATAATGTGTATCTGCTAGTGCAGCGGATCTTCATTTTGTACGGGTTCAAACTCCAGATGCAAGGAGTTAGACCGTATGACCCTGAACCCACCAAAAAGTGGTGGAAGCACCAGTGCAGTCTTGGTAGATTAGAAGGTTTACACCCTCTAAAATACTTCAAATGGAAGTTTGCGGCTTTCCGCGCCTTCCACTTGGATGATTTCGCTGGTGTGCAAGAAATTGCACCAACACCGGATGTCTACAAGGCGGACAATCCGGCGGTCCTTCTAGGAGGGCGCGCTCTCAAATGGTTAAAGAAATTTAAGGTTGTAAAGCCTAAGTTATTTCTATCATTCATAGAGTGCCTCTTCAAGAAGGGTTGTCCCAGGCCGAGTGATGAACAAATACTTCAACAGAAGCAGAAGAAGTGGTTCACCACCATGACCCGACCTCTCAAATGGAATGAAGAGGGGTCGACGAAAAGTCTACCGGCAGACTGCCATACACATATTGAGGAACTCCTTAAGCAGGAAGTTCCAAATAGAAAAGGGAAACGTTGGAAAGAAGACTTTATTAGTAGGAAGACAGGAATCCCCTTACCTTCCAAACAACGAACCAAAGAATATCTCACGCCGTCGCTCGATAAACTACTTATTGAGCTTAAGCGAACTACCCGTGAAATATTTGATGTCGATGACATTCTTAACTTTGGGCCCGATGTCTTTCTTCCTTCGGCATCCGCACACTACAACCTTTCGCGCTCTGATTTTGGAGCCCTGGGTTTCCTCCGCAAGGAATGGAAACATAGGGAAACTCTCAAGTTTGGGGAGGGAAAACATCTTATTGATGTGGTTGCAGTGAAGCGTACTTCAAACCCCGCTTTCGACAATATGATCGACGTTAGCAGAATTCAACACAAGTTTAGTAAGTTTATGGAGCACCTCGAAACTGATATGAACTTTGAGGAACCTATTGCGGAACCGGTGGTCCTTCCAGAATCGCTCAAATATAGAGTAATTACGAAAGGTCCACCTCTGCATCAGACATTCTTCAAGTTCTACCAGAAGGTACTTCATTCTAAACTTCGTCGCCTGCCGTGTTTTCAACTGACCGGTACCGTCGTCACTAAAGAGATCATGTACGAAACTTTTAAAAAGTCACTCAATGACCTATCTGGTGACGGGTTCTTCGATTCAATTGATTACACCGCAGCCACTGACAATCTTTTATCTCTCATCTCTGAAACTATCTGCAATGAGCTTGCTGATAT